ACTTTCAATAGGGAGATAGTTTAATCTCCACTCCGGAACTCCACTAATCCCGGAGTGAGTATTCGTCCCATCAGGTATACCAAAAAAGAGATTGGCGCTTGTATTCTGAGTCGTAGCATTATAGTTCATTCTAATATCATCAACCAAATAATCAGTTAAATCCCCAGAATAAGAGCATACTTGTTTATATCCATAAAACGTTCCTCTACAGCCTGTTCCGATTGCTACTCCAGGATAATGATACATAAAGGTTTCATTCTCCCCCCCTACAATAGTTGAACATAGATTATTATGAGCTACAATAACGTGATGAATAGTCATTGGAAAACTCAGAGGGATGACCGCTCTATCACATACAGGCGTCTTAAGATCTAGATTATCTCTTGTATCAACTCTTTGTGCTGCATTGACCCCATACTGATAGGGGGCAGTGCCATTCTGTGTAATACCCTTAATGGTCAACTGGTTATTCCATTGATTGTTCCATAGAGGGACAGCAATGACCTCGTAGCCTGCATCCTGACATAGATGTTCAACAACACCTACATCTGAAAGATCACTAAGTCCTCCCTTCAGTTTCTTCCTGAATGTCTTATCAATATTAGTAGTTGATGTATTTAAGCCATCAGGAGTTTCAGCCTCAATAGTTGTAATAGCAGCCGGAGCAGTGGCTATTACACTAGCCTGTGTCTTAAGATTACCGTGTTCTGGAATATTGTTGGGAGTATGATTTACTATAATATCACTATCCCTAGTAACTAGTGTGTGCTTGAACTTAAGACTAACTGTTAGATTCACTAATGCTAGATTGCTATTGGCTCCTCCTGTTGCAGTTGGTGTTGTATCATGCAGTCTGAATGGTGTAACACCCAATAGATATGTTTTATAAGGATCTATATTAATGCTTAAATCTTTCTCAATACTTGGATTAGCTTTAAGAGCGGACGAAATAATGGCTGAGATGGGTATAGGGAGATTATATATTTCACTAACAGAAGACGCAATAGTTCCTCCATAGTACGTTGGGTCTTTTTGAAGAAGGTGGATCTTCATAGATCCTCTTTCAAGAACAGACTGATCTGGAGATACCCCCTCTCCCTTAAATACTTTGCCATGATTACCATTGGTAAAAAAGTTACTCCAATCTGCTAAAGCAGGAACACCAGCACCGATTATTGTTTTGATATAATCATCCCAACTTTCAGGAGCAGCAGTAACACCTCTGCCACACCACTGGTCAGTAATAAGTCCTCCTTCATCTCTTTGATCAAAACCAAATGAGAGCTCTGTTAAAGATATAGAAGGCGTTAGTTCATCTGAGATACCCTCTACATTCCAAAACTCTTGAAGAGGAGGCAACATAAAGGGAATAACATAGGGCTTATCTGTTCCATTAGCTCTAGTCCAATCAGATCCAATATAGGGAATATTAATATTAAGTCTGAACGTACCATTTTGTTTCTCATACTGAGATACAACGATCGCATCATTACCAGCAGTATTGGCAGTATTCAGGTTTGAGATAACTTTTGTTAAACCATCATCCCAAATATGTTGAGGGGCTAATCTGGTACCTCTAGCCAGCTTAAGTCTTTTATACTTACTCATTCTTCCACCTCTTCTAATACTGTTAAGTTGCAGTTCCACTCAAAAGATTGAGTAGCCACAAACCCTCTTACCAATACTGTAAATCTAACTCTACTGTCTCTTGGGATGGGCACATTTAAATCTTTTTCTGTTATCCATAGACCCCAAGTAGAACCTCCGGGATATGCAGGCTCCATATCTGTGTATGGTCCACCTGTGAAACCGTGGGCTGCATCTCTGTTGTTTGTTGTATGTAACCTATTAAAATCATATGCTTCTTGGATTTCTCTGATTTGGATAACAACATTATTTAGTTCCCTCTTCTCTTTATTAAACTCGTTATCAACACTTACCTGAACCGATATATTTGGGATCCCTAATCCTATAGCATTACAGTTAATGCCACAAAACTCCGCTCCTGTCTCAGCAATATTAGAGTCCGAATCATCTACACTCTCAATAAACTTAGTGTTGTCTTTCCCTCTAAATGTAGGGTTATCATATTCTCTGGGCTGGAATGTATTACGTTTGGAGTCTTTAGGCGTAACAGCGTCTATACCTGCATATCTGTTTGCAGGATCCGCTGTAATATTATCAGCCGAGGAATAATAAGAGATAGGGTGTTCTTGGTTTGCAACTACATTAAGAGAAGATAATATGACAGGCTTATTAAAATAATAACTAAATGTTACAGCCATCATCTTATTATTCTGGGGGTAAGAAGTTATATCTTCACCACCAGATGCTCCAAGCAGCATTTCGTTATAACTAAATAATCCATTTGCATTATCAATATCACCTGCACCAGCAGTGGAGGGATCTTTAAACTCAGGAAGTCCTGTGGTTGTTGATCTGGTCCACTCCTCATTTGCTAAATCAACAGTATTGATAGTGAAGCCTTTATGGCGATAGTCATTATCATATTGGTTATTGTTGGCAGTAGCTATAGCAACAGGATACTCTTCATCTTGCCAGTTTCTTACACCTAAAAATGGAAAGTAATGTTCATAAGCACAGGCATTAATATGAGGACCGATTCTAGCTCTATTGTTAAGAGGGGCAATGCCTGCTCCTTCTGATTGAGATCTCCAATGCGACCTTGCTGGACTCCAGTGACTTACATAGTTAACAGGCATCCACCTACCATCTGTAAAACCTGCTGGAATATTATTATGTGTATCAACAATATCATCAATGGCTTTATCAATAGCCGAACCATCAATGGTAGTCCCCTCTGAGAACTGTTCTTTTGTTGTTTTTCTATTAGACGCCATTAAGTTGTTTCTCCGTATGTGGCTGTGATACCTGCATGGGCTGAACCAGACTTATTTGAACACCCTATAATATAGGCTGTCCCTGTGTTTGTAACTGTTCCTCCCTTAAAGAGACACCCAATAAAGTGGGCATTGCCTACAACTGTTATATCTGCATTAAAAACACAGTCATTAAATATAGCGGTAATGCCTGTGGGGACTGTGGTTGTCCCCTCAACAAAACCTCCTGATATTTTACAGTCGGCATTAGCCTGAACACTTTTAAAAGTCACATCCCCTAGACAGTTATAGGTTGTATTTGTTTTGCTGATTACTAGATTAGGATAACTGCCATTCCTAATAGTAACCTGATTATCAATAGTCTTCGTTGCATAGGCATTTGGCTCTTCCCCTTCCGTAACCTCTTGGAATGATTGCTCTTTTTGTTCTCTGTCTGATCTAGAACGGAAGTCAAAGAGGGCTCCCATCTTATTAAAGTTTCCTATTAGTTCAGACATTAATGACCCTTCCTTCGTCTTCCACCCAATACTCTAACAGCAGCCTTAGCAGACTTGATTACTAACTCTTCTGCCTTATTAAGCATGTGACCAAAGAACATCCAACTGAACCATTCTCCTCTAACTGAGTTGGAATCGTTTAATGAACCAAACTGTTTATCATCGATGAGGACAGTGCCTACCTGAGTGCCTTTATCTCCCCAGGTATTATCTGTATCACCGAAGACTTTATAACCCATTACATTATTTGTGTTTCTTATCTGAGTTCTAATACTATTTTGTTCTCCATCCCTCAAAAGATCAGACTGGCTGATACCTTCTGTATCCGCATAATCAACAACCTGAGAGTTCCACTGTCTATTATCAGAAGAGACAACAGTATTATAGGTTCTTGGTTTAAGCTTAGATGCAGTGGTACCCCATCCATTAGTAATCTCATTATCAGCAGTGCCTTTGGATTTGAGTTGTGCCCAAATACCTCTGGCTTTATACCTGTTTGAATCCTCAATACCCACCGGCGCTGAGGAATAAGCCCAAGTAACCCCCTGTGCCTTAGCATCCTGGGTGTTTAAATCTGCTGGTCCTAACTTGGACTGGTTAAATACATAAGGCTGTGCTCTGAAATAGTTGGTTGCAGCGACCGGCACAGTATCAAAGTTATCATAGAACATAAAACCAGCCACGGTATTGATGTTCATTTTACTTGTAGTTAGAGCATTAGCTGCTTCAAATGGAATATAAAAAAGAAGAGTTTTCTTTCGTCGAACTAAAGGAATACAAGAAACACTAGTTCCAGACTGGTTGCCTCTTGCTACTTCTACCTGATTAAGAAAGTGGGTCATATTGTAGGTCCCACCTGGACCACTAGCCGTGAATGCATCAACGTCAATGTTCATTCTGCTGGTAGTAGTTATCTGTGCCTGAGCATTAACCCCCATCGGGAAGCCAGGGATCCCAAAGCCCATGCCTGCCCCCAGTCTTTCCATTGGGGATGGGAAAATGATATTAACCTTATTACCTGTATTAACAGGCAGCCAGTTCTCTCCATCCCAATCAAACTGGATCTGAAGAGTTAAAGGGGTATATTGCCAAGGGTCTGAAAATGATATAAATGGTGCCTTAGCATAAACGGGAACCAACAAAGAACCCTGAGAGAGAGTGGTTCCATCTACAACCAGTCCTTTTTCTACTTTAAGCGGTTCTCCAAAATATAGTTCCCACTGTGCCGAGGCATCTAAGACTCCGAGTGGTGGAGCAAGAGGACTGACTGCCTGCTTCTCCCACTCACCAATGCCGTACCTATAATCCTCTTCTTCTGAGGAACGATCAATAGCCCCTCCTCTTCCATAATGGGTAATATAGAAAGATTTAAAAGCTTGAAGCCTATTAATATTCTGCTGATAAGCAGCCCCATCCCAGGTCTTTGCATAATCTGTGCTTATCTTATTTGTATCATCTAGCCCAATAGCGTACATCTCGGTAGGAGAAGCTACAATCTGTTCACAAGACATAGACTGCCTGACCCCTACCTTAGGTACATCTTCTAGCCCTTCAGTTTCAAAATAAGCTGGGCTATCCCATGACCATAAGGACCACTCCTTATTCTCAGATAAACATAATGTTATTCTCTGACTAGGAATGGTAAGTAATATTAGTTTGAGTTCTTCAAAATAACAGATGTTTGCAAAGGAAGGATCATAGCTAGTTTGTATTTTAGGTTGAGGAGCTATTGCGGAAGCCTCACCTGTTTCAGTTAAGTAGTGTGATATTGGATTGGTAAGATAGCTATCCCAGAAGTTTTTAAGACCACCTGAGATAGTATCAATAGATAAGTCACCTCCGTTAGTGTGGACCCCATTTCCATCAGCCCACAAAACTGTATTATGAAACTTAGTTACGACACCTGCATTTGAACACCCCACTGATTCTGAGATTTTAGTTAGTCTACCCTGAATGGGCAGAAAGGTTTGGCTAGGTTGGAATACAAAGGTTTCTTTCTCAGTGAATATAAGAAGATTACCATTGATTTCTTTCGCTGCTGTTATGTCGTAGTCAGAAGGAACTAGCAGCGCATTATCAATGACTACGGACTGAGGCTTATTATTGTTATCAGATATGTAGATTCTATCTTTGGCTAAATAAACCAACCTATTCCCTAAGGAGGATAGGCTCATAATAGGTTGAGGGAAGAACTCAAAGTAGTCATACTCCGCTGAGAAGGATAGATTACTGGTAAGGACTAGTCTGTTGATTAAGGTATTGTCTGAATACACTGATGTTGATCTAGTTGTCTCAATAGCCTTGGATCGATTACCTCTGAAACTAGCAGGCTTATAATATAATATGCCTAGTGTCTCAGACACCATATACAAAATATCGTTCTGTTCCGCAAATGATACCTGGTTATTAGTATTAGTCTGTTTAATAACAGGGTTAGCGTATGTGCCTGCTTCCTCATAATGTCCATGACGTAATGGTAAAGCCACATCACTTTCAGATGTATTAAAGGTAACTAACTCTTCCCAGTGGTCATCAGTCGTAATATCATAAATATGAACAGCAAACATATTAAGTCTCTTAGCAGACGAATCATTCATAGTCGTCGTCCAACCAAGTAACTCAAACACTGAAATAATCTGTTCGTGTCCAAAATCAGTTCTCATTAAGTGAGAACCTAAATGTTTCTGGTATCCCTCTCCAACAGCAGGGACCCTAATATTTTCTGTGTATTTAGAGAGCGTAGAATCAAACTCTCCTAATGTTCCAAAGCCTTTACGGACGTGCCAAGCTCCCTCTCTCCAATACATATTCTGTACGAACGAACTATTAGAAATGGTAAGAGCATCAATACCCTTGCCTATCACCTCAGTTTCTTTGGATTTAATAGCCATTAAATAAGTACCGTGCTGGAGTCATCCAACGGGTCCCAAGTAGAAGTAACAAACTGGACTCCCTCAGTCAACCTCTGCTGTAAGTAATCTCTAAACTCTGTTTTTCTAGTATTAATCCTCATCAGCAGTTGCTCATTAGAAGCAGCATCCATAATAGCATATTGATCATAAGCCATAAGAGCAATCAGATCATGCCACTGTTGTAGATCATCATTAATAGGGAGGGATACAATAGCTCCTGTTACTAGGTCTAACCAA